TCCAGCAAGTGCTACTGGTACACAAGTTCCACAAACACAAGAAGTTATTACACGAGCAGGTAGCGAAACCAACAGACGTATGTTAGACACACTTTACCTAGCGGATCACCCAAATCCACTTGAAGGATTTGGCGCTCCAAATGGTAAAGATGATTTACAAGCTGTTACAAAACTTTATGTTGATACACAGGGCTATGCTAGTGCAACAAACATTTATGTTTCAACATCTGGCGATGATTCACAAAAAGCAGCTCCAGCTGGCCAAGAAGGTAGGTCGCCACAGTATGCTTACAAATCTGTTAATGCTGCTATGATTAAAGCAGAATCGATTATTGAAGCTACTCCATACGAACCTGGTCCTTATGTACAGCAAGTAACATACGACAATGGCGCTGTTAATAGTATTATTGATAGTATTACAGGATATACCAGTCCAGCAACCGCAGTAGCAGCTAGTAACTTAGCTGTGTCTAATACAAACTCTATACAAGAATTTGTACAAGATTACATTGAAGTTAACTTTGCAGACTTAACATACGATATACAACTTTGTAAACGTGATGTACAACTAATGATCGATTCTGTAAGACTTGATGTTAATGCAGGATTAACAGTAAACTATCTATCACGTTGGGCAGGCCTAAGATACAATGCAAACCCAAGTGCAATTAAAGCACAAGTAGATCAAGGAGCAGCTACACGAGCATCAATTGCTTTGGTTAGAGCACAGTTGGTTAGTGCATTTAATGACGCTAATACAGCAGCACCGGGCACAATCTCAGCAAGTGTTATTACAGCCTACACTGATCGTTTTAATGAAATCATTGACATTTTGTCAGGAACAGATGTTGCCCTTGCAGCTACAGGCGCAGGATATACATTTGCATTTACTAATGGTACAAACGCAGCAGTTGATCAAGGTGGTGAAGGCAATCCTGATCTTATTGAAGGTAAAATCATTGTAGGGAAACTATCAGGTGCAAAAGGTATTATTACTGATTACACTCGTGGCGCAAGTGTTACTACTGATAGTGTAGTAGTTGACCTAGTTGAACCTATTGAGTTTATTGCAGGTGAAGAACTAGAATTTGGTAATATTACTAGAAACAACCAAATCACAGTAAGAATTGAAAGTGGTATTTATTACGAACACCTTCCTATTAAGTTACCTGAAAACGTAAGTATCAAAGGCGATGAGTTTAGACGAGTTGTTCTACGTCCAAAGCCTGGTGTTTCGCAGAGTAAATGGAATCATACATATTTCTATAGAGATATTGTAACTGATGGACTTATATCAGCATATTCACCAGCTGCAACACTAACAAATGTGTCTGCTGATGATCCGGCACGTACACTAGGAACATATCAGATAGGTGTAGATGATTGGGGATCTAATGGTGCTGGCGTAAAAGCTACATTCCAGGTTATTGTTTTATCAGGTGGAGCCTGTACTGTAACCATTACAAGTGGCGGCGATGGATTTATTGTTGGTGAAACAATAACTATTAATGATAGTAAGATTGGTGCTGGCGGTGCCGCAGACTTAACATTTGATATTGCAACTACAGGTGGCGGCTATCACTTTACACATCCAATTAGTGGCAAGCAAGGAAAATATGGATATCATTATGTTTCTGATCCTAGTAAAATAGCAGATGTAGGTACTGATGCTACAGCTAATCCTGGAAACTTTAAAGAAGCTGCAAGATTGATTGAACTCAACAAAGCCTATCTGGTAGAAGAAACAATAGAATATGTTAATGCAACATATCCTTCCTTGGTTTACAACGAAACCAAATGTCGTAGAGATACTGGATTGATTGTTGACGGTATTGTTAAAGATTTACGTGTAGGTGGAAGAGAAAACACTCTTACAAATCAAGGCGCATACTATGCAGGTGCCGTTGCAGGACAAGAAACAGAAACTGCCGCAGCAATAACAAATCTAAAAGCTATTATCACAAACGTACTAGCCAACGATTCAGGCAATGGTTATGCAGGAACAGGAAGTGTTGCTCAGATATTTGATGAAGATTATGCAGCAGAAACCGAATCAGATACACAATCTAATGCGTTGGTCGATTGTGTTGCATATTTTAATAATGTAAACTATAATCCTCCATTAAACAACAGTGAAATGGATGTTCTACTGTGTAATGATGGTACTATTGTAAGAAACATTACTGTACAAAGACAAGGCGGATTTATGATGGTGCTTGACCCAGAAGGTCAAATATTAACACGTTCGCCTTATTGTCAAACAGGATCAAGTTTTGCACAATCAAAAGGAACAAACAGAAACTTTGCAGGCGGATTGTTTGTTGACGGATATGCAGGTAATATGCCTGCAACTATTGACACAGTAAATAGTGCATTTAGTATTAGTGTAAGTTCACCAACTGATCAAGGTTTATTTGTAAGAAGACCTCCTACACCGTTTCCGTTCTTTATCAACGGTGCAAGATATCAAGTTAACACAATATCTGCATACGATAAAGCTACCGGAACTGCTACATTTATTTTAGATGAAACCAGTAATCCAAGCGAAAGTACATCACGCAACATAGATAATATTACACAGGCAGCAACCGCTGTGATGCGCACAACTACTGCACATCCATACTCAGATGCAGATCGTATTACAATCAGTAATGTAAATGGTATGGTTGAAATAAACAGTGCTACGTTGTATGTTAAAACTACAATCAATCCAAATGAAGTTGAACTATATACCGATGTAGCTCTAACAGCAGGTTATAATACTAGTGCATTTAGTGCATACACAGGCGGCGGACTTGCTCAAACGTTTGTAGTTGGTCGAGGGTATACTGGCAGCACTGGTGTTGACATATTTGTACAAAGTGGTGGTAACAGAAGTATGTTAGCAAACGACTTTACACAAATCAACGATTTAGGGTTTGGTGCATTATGTGTTAACAACGCACTAGCAGAACTTGTTAGTATGTTTACATACTATTGTCATACTGGATATCTTGCACTAGACGGATCTCAAATACGTAGTCTTGGAGGCAACAACAGTTATGGTATTTACGGACTGGTTTCAGCAGGCGCAGATCCAGATGAAGTTGCTACAGATGTTACATTAGGTGCCAATATGGTATTTCCAGGAAAAACATTTAGAGCAGATGGCATATTAGATTTTTCAGCTGCTGCACCGTCTACAGGAAATATCAGTGCAGGACAAACACTAACACAAGGCTTGATCAATGCTACTATTACCGCTGTTACACAAGCAAGTCCAGCATCAGTTACTGCAACCGGACATGGGCTAACCAATGCCGATCTAGTTACAATATCTGGAGTTGTTGGTATGACAGAACTAAATGGCTTGCAGTTTTATGTAAGTGTAACAAATGTTAACGAATTTACATTGTACACTGACGTTGGATTAAGTTCTCCATATGATTCTTCAACCAACACTGCATACACTAGTGGCGGTGTTGCAACTAGAGCAGCAAATGCAACAGGTATACTAAGTTTCACAGGTGAAGAAGATGGTAGTGGAGATCCTACTAGATTGTATGTACATACCACAACAGGAACATTCAACACAACTGCAACTATTACTTCACCTACAAGTACAAATGTTGGTATTCCGGCAACAGTTACAACACTAGACAATGATGCACCAGAAGATTCGTTGTTTATGTATGTTTATGATTTAAAAGAATATCCTCATAACGTAAGTGAAGTTGAAATACTACACAATACTGGATTGTATCAACCATATGAAATAACAAACGCAAGTGATGCTAACTTTACATTAAGTAGTTACGATATTGACACTAGTAGTGCAGTCGGACTTACAGGTACATACACTGCCGATACAGCTATTTTTAAAGTCAAGAAAACACGAGCTGACAACTACAGTGTTGATATCACAGGCGGCGGTAGTGGAGCAGGTGCAGCTGGCGAAACAATCATTATTCCAGGTACACTACTTGGCGGTGCTACACCTGCTAACGATGCTACTATTACAACAACAGATGTAGACGGTGGAGTAATAACGGCTGCTAGTATTGCAGGTACTCCGAGATTTGATGATAGTACTCCTGTGCGTGATGGTAAAGTATGGAAGTTAAACTTTGGTACTGGACTCGAAGGAACAGCATCAAATGGTTTACAAGAAAATACTGATCACGATACCAAACTTGTAATACGTCACAAGCAAAACTTCTTGCTTGATGACTTTGGCACAGAAGAACTACCGACTCGTCCAAGTACAGCATTTACGTTTACACAAGACACTACAGAATATGTATATCGTACTATTTTATTCGGTAACCAAATCACTGATGGAGTAACTACAGCGGCTAACCAGCGTATGGTAACATTTGATAGTAACTTTAGATACACAGATTTAAGTGTTAATCAAAGTATAATAACCGCTACTGAAAGTTTCTTTAGTGCTAACAGTACTGTAAACTCAAACTATACTGATATTGTAGCTGCTGCCACACCAAGTGCAACTATTACAATGGGTGCTACTGCTGCAACTACAAGCACAGACGGGAGTAGATTTATTGCAATCGGGCAACTAGATGCTACCGAAAGAACACGTTTAGCAAATGCTGATATGATTGTTACATGGGGCGGTAAAACCTATCAGATAGATGACTATGCAGAATACTCATACACAGGTGGCAGCGGCACTGTTGCAATGGCTGTAATACAGATTTCTGATGTTGCTAATACAGATATTCATTGGCCTGCATTGAATCCTGGACTTGCTAAAACATTGGTTAATGGTGGTGGCATAACACTAAAAGCTGGATTATCATCTGGCGAAGCAGCAGAGATTACTGTTAACATTAGTACCAACAGAGCAACAGGACACGATATGTTGGACATTGGTACTGGTGGATTTAACACCAGTAACTATCCAGAACGTATTTACGGTTCACCATTTGGATTTGCTCCTGTTTCATCCGGCGATGCAATCGACAGTACTGGTAATGCAAGTGCAGCACAAGTACAAGAACGCAACAAAGGTCGAGTTTTTGCTACACTTACTGACCAAGATGGTTTCTTCCGTGTAGGTAGATTCTTTACAGTCGACCAAGGTACTGGTAGTGTTACATTTAATGCTGCACTTGTTCTTACAAACATTGATGGTATTGGATTTAAGCGTGGTGTGCGTGTTAACGAGTTTAGCAACGACGATACGTTTACTGATGCCAAAGGCGATGCAGTACCAACACAAACTGCAACAGAAGGCTATATTGATGCACGTTTAGGATTTGATAGAGATGGCGCTACAGGCGGTACAGTTATCGGTCCAGGTGTAATGAGTTTAGGTGGTCCAGGGTTTAGTCAAACTATTATGAACAGTGACATGAACTTGGGTAGTAATCGTATTACTAACTTAGGAACACCAACTGCTTCAAGTGATGCTACAACAAAACAATATGTAGATCAAAAAACAGATCAACTAAATGATATCGGCGATGTAACTATTACAGGAACAGGCGCTCCTATCACTAGCAACATTTTAGCATTTGTAGGAACTAATCAACAAAGTGTAAATGTTGAAGTAACTGGCGATATTGGACTTACATATACAAGTGGTAATAGTATTACAGCAAATATCAATACTGGTGTTATTGTTAACAATGATATTAATGCTAGTGCTGCAATAGATCAAAGCAAACTTAATATGAATGCTGCGACTACAAGAGTAAATGCAGTTGGTATTACACAAGCAGACTTAGGGTTGGCGAGTTTCCATAGTACACAGTTTACATCAACCAATGGCTGGATAGAGCTCGAAGACTTGGGTGTTGTAAATGCTAAACTAGCAAATGATGATGTAACTATTGGTGGCACTAGTATTGCACTTGGTTCAACAAGTACAAGTATTACAGGCTTAACAGGTCTTACATTTGATAGTGGTACTATTAGTGGTACCGTTGGTATCAATATCACAGGTAGTATTACACACACTGGCAATATTATAGGTCCTGCAAACAGCGGTGCTGACAACGGTGTTAGTATTGGTAGTAGTACAAATAGATACAATACTGTATGGGCAACGACATTTAATGGCGAAGCAACAGCAGCATTATATGCCGACCTTGCAGAGAACTATTTAGGTGATGCAACATATGAACCAGGAACAGTACTTGTATTTGGAGGCGATAAAGAAGTCACAGCATGTACTGCTAAAGGACAAACTAGTGCAGCAGGTGTTGTTACAACCAATCCAGCACACTTAATGAATAGTGCATTGCAAGGCGAACATGTTATAGGTGTAGCACTACAAGGAAGAGTCCCTTGTAAAGTTATTGGTAAGGTTGCCAAAGGTGACATGCTTGTTACAAGTGCTGTACCAGGTTATGCTATTGTTAACAACACACCAAATGTCGGACAAGTTATTGGTAAGGCAGTTGGAACAAAAGACGACAGCGAACGTGGTGTTGTTGAAGTAGTAGTAGGGAGAGTATAATGGCACAACAAACAATAAATGTAGGCACTGGAGCAAATACCGGAGGGGGAGATCCCCTCCGCAATGCAATGATAAAAATCAATGAAAACTTTACAGAAGTTTATGCAGACATTGCAGGATTAGCAGATGGACAAGTCAACACTGATATCAAAGGCAGTGTGTTTGCAGACGATAGTACATTACTTGTAGACGCTGTAAACGGCATTATACCAGGATATATTAGCATTGTAACATTGCAAACTGAAGTAGCAGCAAGTGCAGATTTTGATGCATTTAAAGCAAGAATAGCAGCATTGTAAATATACGATAAATATACAAAACAATAGGATAAAAGAATGGCAAATAGATTTCCACTAGTAGTAGACACAAATGACGGTAACAGACTGAAAGAAATCCCTAGTGGCGACTCATTAGATTTTTCAAGTGTTGGCATTGCTAACCTAACTAGTCTAAGCGTAAGCGGATCACTAAGCGGTAGTACATTATCTACCACCGGAAACGTTTCCTTAGGCGGTACATTAAATGTAACTGGTGCTAGTACAATAACCACACTGTCAGCAACTACAATGACTGCAACTTCGCTAACACTCAATGGGAATCTTGTTGTTCCGCAAGTACAAAGTGATTGGACTGAAACAGATACAAACAGTGCTGCATTTATTCTCAACAAACCAGATCTTCAAGCTATTGACAACCTAGATGATATCGGAGACGTTTTTGTTGCCGATGCTGTTTTAAATGATGTATTAAAATATGACGGAACAAGTTGGCAGGCATCACCAGAAGCAGGCGGTATAGGATTTGCTGATTTTAGTGTTGTAACCAATCCAGCAAGCGGTCAAGGTAGTTTGATATATAATGCTGCCGGTGTGTTTACATTTACTCCGGCCGATGCACTAACTACAGGTTCTAATATTAGTTTACTAACCAATGATAGTGAATTTACAACCATTGCTGAGATTAATTCAAACAACTATTTACAACAAAGCGATGTTATTGGTAGCGGAAGAATTACAGCTACAGCAGCAAGCGGACAAGTTACACTTACATTTGATGCAACAGGTTTGTTAACAATTGAAACTGACACACTTGCAACTGTTACAAGCAGAGGTGCAACCACTACAACGGCGCTCGAAGCAGATGCATTTAATCAAGCACCTACAAGTACAAGCACTAACACACTAAAAGATGTGAGCATAGAAACACTTGATATTTTAACAAGTATTACAAGTACAGCAGCCAACTTTAGTACAGGCGGTAGTATAAGTGCAAACACAGGTACTGTCACTGGAAATACAGTAACAGCTCTAAGTACATTAAATGCATCGACAGTTGCAGGAGTTGGATCTATAACGAATACTGCTACAATTTCGGTAAACCCAGGAACAAACAATGCTCTTAAGATCGAAAGCGGGAGGCTAGAACTACTAGCAACCACGTTACCACCAACAAGTCCAGTAGCAGGACAAATTTTCTATGATGGCGGTGCATTCTACGGATATGTAGGCGACAACGGCAGCGGAAGTGCTGGCGCTGTAATGTTTCCAGCGTTTAACTCAATACTTGGATTACAACTTCCTGCATTTGAAAATGCTGATTTGCCAAGCGCAGCAGAAGGATCCAATGAAGGAATGATAGCATGGGATTTAACAAATAGTAGTGTTGTAGTATTTAATGGAACAAGTTGGTCAAACGTATAATACTAGTTTCTGATAAATATGTATAACAGGAGACTAACATGGCAATTCAAGATATTAATGTAGGATTACTTGCTAACGACGGCACAGGCGATGATTTACGAGAAGCATTTATTAAGGTAAATCAAAACTTTGACGAGCTAGATTTAAAAGTATCAGCCGTCACAGAAATCTCAGCAGAAAATATTGGCGATGCTGGTTACGGAATATTTGCACAAGAAGTTTCAAATACGTTCCAGTTTAGAAAACTATTAGTCGATCCATTATATTCAGATACGATGAGTATACGTATTAGTGATGACGGCAACAATGTTTATCTAGCTAGTGCAACTGGGTATACTAGAATAACTGACGGAACTACAAGTGCTGTTGTATCTCCAACGACTTTTATTACAATCAATGGTACTGGTGCTGCACAAGCAACAGTAGCAGGCGGCGTTGCCCCTAGTATAACAATAGATAGTTTGCTTTCGAGAGAAACAACTCCAACACTTAATGCAACACTAAATGCTAATAGTAATCCTATTACTAACATTACTTCTCTTAATGATATTACTATGGCAGAACTCGAACAAGCGTTTGAATGGGACTTTGGAGACCTAACAAGAAATAGAACTAGCATCATTGATTTTATTTTGAAATCAGTAGATGTTGACTTTGGTACATCTCAAGATGTATTCTCTCCTGCAGATGGCACTGCTGATTTTGGAAATAGTAACGCAACATTCGATGAAGCTTTGTAAGGGGATATAAATGGCACTACCAAGCTGGACTAAAATATCAGGATCAGAACTTGCAAGTATACAAGAAAGAACTGATGTTAGCATTGCATTACCGCTAGAAGAAACAAGTGATATAACAGTTACGCTGATATCTGGTGCATTGCCAACTGGACTTCGTATTAATGATTATCGTATAAAAGGTGTTGCAGTCGAAGTTAGTAAAACCACTGAGTTTGAGTTTGTTTTGAGAGCAAGTAATATTGAAGGAATAGCTGACAGAACTTACAAAATCGTAGTTGAAGGAGCCGATGCTCCTGTGTGGCAAACACCCGAAGGTGAACTAGGATTAACTAGAAGTTTCAGAAATCAATACTGGGTCGATACTCTTAATACCGAGTGGGGAATATATGAATCAAATGCTGGTAGCAGTTGGTTGGCTGTTGATGTTGATGTGTACGAAACTATTCCGAGTAGAGAAACAGGTAATAGTGGCGACTATGCTTATGTAAGCAGTTTAAAACAGTTTTGGTATAAAGTCGATACACGCTGGTATAGAATAAACACAACACAAATACAAGGCATACTTGGTAATGATAAAACACTTGCTATTTCAAGTACTGTGCCTAATCCTAACATAGATGATTTTTGGTTCAACACCAATAAAAGCAACGACGGATTAAATCTAGTATTAAGATATTGGGACGAAGTTGCAATGGTATGGAAGCCACTAGATTATGTTGTAAGTAAAACACCTCCAATATCACCGTTTGAAGATCAGATATGGGTTCACATTTTTGATGATACATTTGACTTTCAAATAAAAGTTTATAATGACAGCGAAAATATTTGGGAACTAGTTGATGCTACTTATAGTACAACTCCTCCAGATAGACTTAATATTGCTTACTTTATTTTAGACAGCAGCATAGTTGACTTTCAGTTAGAAGCAATAGATAGAGATTTAACAACTGGACAAAGTCTAAGATATTTTATTGCAGATGAAGACGGAGAGTTGCCTCCAGGTCTGAAACTTACAGAGGATGGAAAAATATCAGGTATTGTTGATCCATTATTATCTTTGGATGTGGATGACGCAGCAGGGTATGACACCGGCGAGTACGATACTGTACCATTGGACTTGGTTGTATTGGACGACGATGGCTACGATAGTTATTTTTATGACACTACATTTTATGGATTTAGTACACCAACGAGACGTCCAACAAAACTAAATCGCAAGTATACCTTTTCTGTAACAGTCGAAGATGATACTAGTTTTAGCAAACGTGAGTTTAGTATTTTTGTTGTAGGAGATGATTTCTTACGTGCAGACAATACTATAATGAAAGCTGCCACAGGATTATTTACAGCAGATAATACATATCTACGCAAACCAGTATGGCTAACATCTGGAAATCTTGGAGTTAAGAGAGCAGAAAACTATGTTACCATCTTCTTGGATGTATACGATCCAAACTCCTTACTAGGTCAAATAAGCTACAATCAACAACCATTTAATGACGATGGTACTCCAAGTGTACTACCTCCAGGGTTAGTACTTGATGGAATCACAGGAGAACTAGCAGGAACAATACCATATCAACCCGCTGTTAATAGAGAATACAAGTTTACTGTTGAAGCATTGAGACAAGAAGTAGATAGCGATGATGTAGTAGAAATAAATATC